ATTTCAAAGATATTGTAATGCTAACCGACACTTTTATGCAACTTAACTCTAATCCTGACTTAAAAGGAAAATATAGACTTGTTTTGAGCGGATTTGTAGAAGGGGATATGATTTGGAAAGAATATGAAAAAATGTTTACTTCAGGTTACAAAATAGCAGAAGACCAATACTGCCGTATTAACGGAATGGATGTCTATACCTATGCGAGTGCTTACGACTTAATGGATGTCGGGCTAATCCCTTTGAAAGATACCGAATTTAACCGCTGCAAGTCTGAACTTAAAATGATGGAAATGGGTGCAAAGAAGCTACCAGTAGTAGTCTCAAACCAATACCCTTACACGAACATAGCTAAACACGGAATAAACTCCTTAGTAGCAAATAAAAACGATTGGTATAAAAACATCAAGAAGTTAATAGACAGCAAAGAGATGAGAAAAGACTTAGGCGAAGCCCTGCACAATGAAATTTATACTAATTTCAATATATTAAATATAAACGAACTAAGAAAGGAGATGTTTAATTATGTCAAAAATAGGTAAACCAAAAGCGATAGAAAGTCCTGAAATGTTATTAGAGCTTTTTGAAATGTACAGAGAGGAGACGAAGTCAAATCCGATTCTCAAACACACTTTTGTAGGTAAGGATGGCAAATCTGTTTATGAAAAAAGAGAGAGAGCTTTAACAATAGATGGTTTTGAAGTGTATTGTTTCAAGAAAGGCATCATAAATGACTTAGGAGACTATTTCTCTAATAAAGGTGAGCGATACACTGACTATGCCACCATCTGTACGCGTATAAGGCAAATTGTCAGAGAAGACCAAATACAAGGAGGTATGGCTGGAGTCTACAATCCGAGCATAACTCAGCGATTGAATGGCTTAACCGAGAAAGTTCAAACCGAGCAAAACATCAATGTAAACAAACTACCTGACTGGCTAACTAAACCGATTGAGTAAATGTTAATAAAAAGGTGGAACAAAATAACATTATAAGTAAAACATTATTTATATTTGTGTATGGAAAAATGGGAAAATATAAATGGGTTTGAAGGATATTATCAAGTTTCAAATTTTGGTAATATTAGGTCAATTGACAGAAATGTTTATGCTCATCAAGGCAAAAGAATTTTAAAGCTAAAAGGTAAAACATTAAAACCTGCAAAAGATGAAGATGGATATTTTAGAGTCGCACTATGTAAAAATAAAAAATTGCAAACATTTAAAGTTCATAGATTAGTCGCATTACATTTTTGCGATAATTACTCATCTACTTTAGAAGTTAATCATATTGATGGCAATAGACAAAATAATAATTATTTAAATCTTGAATGGGTTACTCATTCTAAAAACATAAAACACTCTTTTGATATTGGATTGTCAAAACCAAAACAAGGAAGTAAAAACCCAAATTCTAAGTTATCTGAGCAAGATGTAATTGAAATAAGAAAAATTGCTTCAGTAAAAAAACACTATGGAAGGAAGGAACTTTCTAAACAATTTGGAGTATCGGAAAAACATATACAAGATATAGTAAACAATAAAGAACTTTGGATAAATGCAAAAATTTAACCCTAATTTCGTTTTTTTAGAAAAAAATATAAATACAAAGCGTGTGCTTGCCTTACAAGGTGGCACACGTTCCTGACTGGTAAGACTTACTCAGCTCTACAATGGTTAATCCGACTTTGCCTCAAACACGAGGGAATGACTATATCAATAGTTAGGAAAACCTTACCTGCTTTGAAGTCCTCAGCAATGAGGGATTTTATAGAGATACTTACCTCAATCAATTTATATAACGAGTCGGACCATAATAAATCGGAGAACACTTATATCCTAAACAAAAATCTGATTGAGTTCTTTTCTGTGGACGATGCTCAGAAGATACGAGGAAGGAAAAGAGATATACTTTTTGTAAACGAGGCGAACGAGATAGACTTGGAAGACTGGAGGCAGTTACTACTTAGAACGACTGGTAAGGTTATTATTGACTATAACCCATCTGACTTTGAACATTGGATTTACGATCAGGTATTAACCCGTGATGACTGCGGATTAATCATTACAACTTATAAAGATAACCCACATCTACCTGACGCATTAAAGCGAGAGATTGAAAGCCTTGAACAAGCCGACCCTGAGTATTGGAAAATCTTTGGTTTAGGTGAACGAGGACAATTAATGGGTTTAGTCTTCAACAATTGGACCAATCAGTTAGTGGTACCAAACGAAGCTAACTTTATCGGATACGGATTAGACTGGGGATTTAGTGCCGACCCAACAGCTTTAGTTAGTGTTTGGAAATACGAGCAGGAACTTTACATAAGAGAAGAGCTGTACGATAGAGGACTGACTAATCAAGACATCGCAGAACGATTAAAGAGTTTGGAGATAGGAAGAAAAGAGATATTTGCAGACTCTGCTGAACCGAAAAGTATAGAGGAGGTTTACAGACTCGGTTATAATATCAAACCAACACAGAAAGGTAAAGACAGCATTATTAACTCAATTGATATTTTGAGACGCTACAAACTGCACCTAATTGGAAACAATCTGCAAAAGGAATTCCGAACTTATAAATGGAAAACTGACAAGGCTGGTAAGATAGTCAACGAACCAGTAGACTTCAACAATCACCTAATTGATGCTACACGCTATCTTGCATTGATGCGATTGCAAGAACATAAGAGAGGACAATATGTTACAATCAGAGCTTAAAAAACTATATAATATAGAATGAAACGCAATTACTATAATTTAACTCTTAAGGACTTCATAGAGCTACAACAAGTGAAGGACTTGGGGATTGAAGCAAAAAAAAAGAAGCTATCTATTATTTATAAGATAGAGGCTGAGTTCTTTGATGGTTTTACTTCGGAGCAAATAATAAGCCTATACTCCGAATTTGAGCAGTTAGAAAGTCAGCCAATAAAAACTACTTATAAAAAACGAGTTAAGGTAGGCGGTAGATGGTTTTTTGTAGATTACAGATTAAGTCAAATTAGTAGCAGTCAGTTTATAGATATTTCACACTTTTCAAAAACTAATCCTATTGAGAATATTCACAAGATAGTGGCTTCGTGTATTAGACCTATTAACTGGAGATTTGGAAAGCCGAGCAAGTACAACGGAGAGGAACATGATGAGATAAGCGAACTACTACTTAACCAAATGAAAGTGAAAGATGCTTATCCGATTATGCTTTTTTTTTGCAATCTCTCCGCCAAATTATCGGACAATATCCTAACCTATTTCCTCAGTCAGAAGGAGGTAATGGAGAACAAGCTCAGAACTTTTATACAAAGTGGGGATGGATTGCAACAATAGACAATTTAGCTAACCACGATAAGACCAAATGGGATTATTTTTTTGATTTAAAATTAAAAGAGTTTTTCAACATAGTAAGTTACCACATTGAACACACGGACCAAGTAAAGAAGGAGAATGGCAAACACAGACTACACTAAGTTATTAGGAGATTTAGGAACAGATGCTGAGGCTGGTGAAGTTCAGTTTGATTCTATTATTGAACAAGCTATAGTTAGGTTTGTTAATGGGTTGAGTGATACAATGAAGTCCAATCTAACCGAGATGGATGCTTACTATGCTGATTCGGAATTAGTTCAGTCTATTATTACTTTGCCTTTAAGTTCAAATGGCAGCAACTTTGAGATGTCTATTGAAATGAATTACTATGGAGACTTTCTTAACGAAGGAGTAAGTGGTACACGGAATAAATTTAACTCACCTTATTCATTCAAGAAAGAATCAGTCAGTCCAGCCTTTAATAAGTCACTAAGAAAATGGATTACTAAACGAGGCATTCCGATAGAGAGCAGATACTCACAAACAAGAAACTTGACTAAGGACCAAAGAAAGAAAAAACAAATTGACGAAAAGACCCAAATGGCTTACGCTATGGGTATAGGAATAAAGCGAGAAGGTATAAAGCCAACTAACTTTATTAATGATGCATTAAGCGAAAGAAATGTAGCAGCATTCGCTCAAGGATTAGCGGATGCGTTAGGAAGGTCAATAGAAATAACGATAACTAAAAATATTTTAAAATGATAATAAATTCACAGCCTAATAATTGGCAGAATGTATACAATGAGATGGTGTTTGGGCTGGAGAGTACCAACGCAAGTGCTGCGGGTTTTCAATTCTTAGTAGACATTAATGTAAATGGACAGACGAATCCTGTCGCAAGATTGACTTACCCAAAACAGCCAGGCATTAATACAGTTGATGTAGATGTCAGCGAGGTGTTAAGGCAATACGTTAGTTATGACTTTGCAAGCTATAACGCTTCGGGTATTTACCACTGCATTAACTCAAAGGTAGACTATTGGGTAGAATTTGGTGAGGTGAGAAACAACGCATCAGGTACACCAGTAATATATCCGAACTTAAATAATTTTTATTCAAGTGGAAATAACGCTCACTCAACAAATGCAATTTTTGATTTCTTAGACTGGAGCAAAACAGCTTTCATTGATTACAATGTAAACTCACCAATTGAATCAGGGTTAACTTTGAACCAAACAACATTTCAAGAGAAACTCCGATATGGTGAAGAAAGGTTTTTAACTTACTTTGATTACGATGAATATTATGGTACTGGTATAGTAGGTAATATCAACATACAAGTATTAGATAAAAATTTAAATGTACTACTTCAATCAAATTTAGGATTTACTCCAATTGGTTCAATTAATTCTATAAATGTAGCCAACTCAGGTAATGCAAGTGGAATACCTAAAACCGTTTATGATGCTGCCTTTACAAATGCAAGTGCTGTATATTATCGGGTTAATGGACAAAATGAATACAACAACTATTTAACTTCACCAACTAATTTAACTAATGCAGATTGGGGCAAAGATGCTGGAGTTACTTTTACACACTATGCAAGTGGCGGTTTTGCCAATCAGCCTTATGATAACTACACTAATAATTCAAACATAGGAGGTTCAAGAGTTTATCAAGAATTGACAACTACATCAAGACCTTTTCCAAATGGGATTTATTCCGTTTATTTAAGAGGTTCAGGAACTGTAAGATTAGGAATTTATCAAAACCCTACAAATCCAACAACTGAATTTCAATTAACGCCTGACTGGAAATTATATCAAGTTACACGGAACGATTTAATCGACAACTATATGCACTCTACTTTGTTTTTTGATGGAACTTCAATCAATTGCGATATTTGTTTGTCAAATTTTGGTAACGCTCCGACAACTTATTTTAGCAAAACTTTCCTAATTGACACGAGTTGCCAAAAGTATTCACCTATTCGCCTACATTGGCTAAATAACTTGGGTGGCTTTGATGCTTATACATTTACTAAGGTAAGCAGAAACTTCACCGACATAGAGCGCAAGATGTTTAAGAAGTTCCAGCCGCTCAACTATCCTAAGACCTTCCGATCTAAAACAAACTACTTTACTAAACTTACGGACACGATTCAAATTAATTCCGATGGCTTAACCGATGCTGAATGGATAGGATTAAAAGAATTAGTATTAAGTCCAGTAGTAATGATGGAGTACGGAGCTACCTATATACCCGTAAACATTAAAGAGAGCAATTACGAGGAGAAACAATACATCAACGATAGACAAATCAGCTCACTTCAGTTAACCATTGAATATACATTTGATAATTACAGGCAATCATTATGAACCAAACAGAACTAAAAATAGTAGTTTACAACGCTTCAGGAATTGTAACTGATTCTTTTAACGTAGACTTATACGACTCGGTACCATTGCCGATAAACAAGTCTATCATTGACATAAGAGAACCTGAGAAAAGAGAAAGCGACTACTCAAAATCAATTACGATTCCTGGTACCGCAAACAATCATTCTTTATTCTCAAGTATCTTCAACTTAGATAGGTCAGTAATAAACACAACTAACTTAAATTTTCAACCTGACTTTAACCCGAACTTAAAAGCTGAGGCGATACTTTACAGAAAAGGAATCCAACAGCTCAGAGGTTACTTGCAACTTTTAAGTATTAAGAATGTAGATGGCGCAATAGAGTACGAATGCGTAATGATTGGTAAGTTCGCAAACCTATTTCAGGACTTAGGCGAGTTGAGTTTGCAAGAGTTAAACTTAAACGCTTACGACCACGTTTGGAATAAAACCAACGTAGAGAACTCTTGGGACACCTCAATAGTTAAGAACGGTACCACCTATGTAAACTTCAACGCAAGTGGCCAACCCGATGGGACTGGATATGTTTACCCACTAATAGACAGAGGAAACTCAAACGGGAATACTGAGAACGATTATAACCTTACAACTTTTTACCCAGCTATTTACGCTAAACAAATAGTTGACTCTATTTTTGCAGGTGTAGGTTATAGGTACCAATCAAACTTTTTTAACTCTCAACGATTCAAAAGCCTAATAGTACCTTATTGCGGTGGTGAGTTTAGGATGAGTTCAACACAAGTAGAGAACGGAACTTTCTTAATGACAAGCTCATCTGCATTAAGCTACACGAGTACAAGTGCTAATCAATCTGATGTCTTTGTTTTAGGCCTTAATCAAAACGACAACGATACAGACCCAGCAGGAGTGAGTACTGCTAATCATTGGTGGGAGTGTCCTTCAGGATTAGCAGGTTCTTATAGATTTGCCTTAGAAGGTAGATTCTCAGTAAGTGGAACTGGTGTAGGTAGGATTAGAATTAATATGGGCATA